AGGCGAATTTGGTGTTGTCAAACAGCTCAATATTTATTGGAAAGGCAAGGAAACCCCTATCCAAGTCTTGAGGAAACTAGCGAACGATATGGAATTGGAGCAAAGTTAAAAGAAGTAGAAGAGTACTGGGAACGCGGAGTCCAGACATCTGAAATTCCGCGAGATGTACTCGATAAGTATGTCAGACAAGACGTTGATATTACTTATCAAGTCTATCTTGCACAACAAAAACTAATAAAGCCAAGTCAGCGTACCCTGTTCCGTCTAGCGATGCTAGACCTCCTCTGCCTAGAGGAGCTTGAATGGAACGGCATGCGGTACGACAAGATCGGGATCGAAAAAAAATCAAAAGAAATTGAATCCGAGATCGCCAAACTCCAATCAGAACTTAATCTTTACCACTCTATACCTAATTTTAACTGGGCTTCTTCTGATCACCTTTCTGCCCTTCTATTTGGTGGGACTATTACTGAGAAAGTAAAGGTCCCTTGCGGACATTATAAGTCCGGGGCTAAGTCAGGAGAAGTCAAGTATAAAACTGAGGTAGTAGAGCATCACCTACCACGTAGGTACACCCCAAAAAGAACTACTCCGGGAGGAAAATATTCGACTGATGAGTCCTCTTTAGTGGAACTTGATGGCTCAGATCTTGTCAAAGGTATTCTCCGAATAAAAGAACTTGAAAAGCTAAACACCACCTACTTTCGGGGTCTCTTGGAAAAGACAGAGAAATTCAACTTCGAGCCAGAGTATCTGCATTCTTCGTTTAATCAGTCAGTAACTAAAACAGGTCGGTTATCAAGTACGAAGCCTAATCTGCAAAACAAGCCGGAGGCGCTGGATGAATTTATCATTACAAGATTCAGCTAGGTATACGCAGGCCATAGCTGATATGGCGCACCTCATAAAGGAGTTTAGTGCCCATGAAGTGATACAAGACTTGAGGGTGTTTTTCCCTGACCAATATGAAGAACTGATAACGGCAGCAAGGGGAGACGAAAAAAAGAAAAAGATAGCTAGACTATTGGGCTACTAATGCTCGTCAAGGTAGACGCTGCCGGGTTGGAGTGGAGGACTATAGCGTGGTTGTCCAAAGACCCAGTGGCTATACGAGAACTCAATGACGGGGTTGATACTCATGCAGAGAATCAAACACGCTTTGGATTACCTACTAGACTTATCTCAAAGAGATACCTCTTTAGAACCATTTATAGAGGCTCTGGGTACGCATTTTCTAAGGACACTGATTTTTCTGTTGTTAGTGACAATCCCGATTATTGGGATAACATCAATCGTAAATTTTATGGAAAGTATAAGGGGATAGATGAATGCCATACCCGGTGGGCACAATTAGTAGCAAAGAAACAACCAATAGTCAGTCCGTTGGGCAGGGAGTGGTTGATTCCGCTGCGCGACGATGGCAAGCTACCGTGGACGACATTAACAAACTATCCAGTACAAGGGACTGGAGCAGACATTGTAATGATAGCGCGTATCAGTCTGCGACGGAGATTACAAGAATCTGGAAAGCGCTCGTTAATGATATGCACGGTTCACGATGACATTGTTTTAGACTGCCCTACAGAGGAAGTAGATGACGTAGCCCAAATGTGTTACGGTGTGTTTGACGATATATCCACGAACATATCCCGGATATGGAAAGTAGAAGTTCCTATTAAATTTCCGGGAGAGGTATACAAAGGAATGAACCTTAAAGACCTAGAGCCAGTAGAGAGGAGACTATGAGTGCAATTAACATCGAAGTAATCGACGTAACAGTAGAAGAAGTACCACGCCCTAGCGGTAAGGGGTCTTACGAGAAGGCTACAGTTACCTTCAAGAATACAGAAGGCAAGGTAGATGCGAAGACTCTCCTAGACTTTGCTTCCAAAAATGTGTGGCCTGTAATCACGACTGCTAAGAAAGGAGATACATTTTCAGTAGAACGCGAGAAAGACGCCAAGGGGTATTGGGTATGGACGGAGATTGCTAAGCAGGACATGCCAGTAGCCCCTACCACAAATAAAACTCCCACTAAGCCGACTTACGAAACGCCTGATGAACGGGCACAACGACAGGTCTATATCATTCGCCAGTCCTCACTTACGAATGCTATAGCTCTGTTAGGACCAAAGTCAAAGGTTGAGGATGTCCTAAAGACTGCCTCTATCTTTGTCGATTACGTCCTACAAAACGGGGTTGAATTCCTCGAAGATAATCCAGTATAAGGAGAGTTCCTATGTTTGTAATCTTTAAGAACAAGCGTCCAGCAGGTAATCAGAAGTACATCACTTACGAACAAGCACGGCAAGCTGTGCGTAAGCGACTACGTAAACTCGTAGATGTTCGCAATGCAGGACAACCTAGCTTCCCCATGTGGGCACTGGGCTACGAGATCCGTAGAGTCTAATAGAACTCGACTGCGCGGCTGCGTAGCGGCCGTCCTTGGACAGAGCCGGATAGGCGTAACCGGCATTTTGAGAACAACATGACATTGAAAATTGTTGGGGTAGAGAATGGTACCAAAAACGTATACGCGGGTAATGATGTATACATAGGAGATTTTGTGTGTATGGTTGATGGGTATTATGTGTATTTTCCCGATGACAAAACCACTGGTTATTGGTCCGAAGGTTTTCTATTAGAAATTGCTGCTGAGTTACGAAAGTTAAACAAAGAATGGGATGACATAGTACAAAACGACGCTAGTATATGAGTAAAATAGCGTTAATTGACGGGGACATTCTGGCGTATAGGTGTGCTGCTTCTATTCTCCAGACAAAGACAAAGGAAGCTGAACCAGATGATCTGGCAATACTTCGATTGGATGAGCTTATGTATCGCGTTCTTAACGATACACAATCAAGTGAATATAAGCTCTTTCTTTCGGGAAGTGAGAACTTTCGTAAAATTATATATCCAGCATATAAAGCAAACAGGACACAACCACCTCCCCCCATGCTAGGTCCATGTCAGGAATTTCTCTTGAAGGAGTGGGGTGCTAAGTTTACTGACGGGTACGAAGCTGATGATGCTATTGGAATAAATCACGATCCAGAAAAGACTATTGTTGTATCTATCGACAAAGACTTAAAGCAGCTTCCGGGAGAACACTATCACTTTGTAAAACTAGAGTTCGAGATTGTTGACGAAGAGACCGCAGAACTAAACTTTTGGACCCAGATGTTAGTTGGTGACACCTCAGATAATGTCAAAGGTGTTGCCGGGATTGGGCCAGTCAAAGCAAAAAGAATACTGGAAGGAAATAGCCAGATGTATGAAACAGTACGCGAGATGTACAACGATGACGAACAATTCCTGATGAACTTTCGTCTGTTACGCATTCTCCGTAATCCTATTGAATATGACAACATCCTAAAGGAGATCGAAAATAAAAACAGCCTCGGCGAAAGCGAAGGGCAGGAATCTCCAGAAGATAGTGGCGCAGAAGATTCTGGAGATTTTTCCATCGCTGTCTCCTGATGATGTACGTTCTACTTCAAGTGGAGCGAGCGGACGAGACGTGCTTCTTTCTCAAGCCGCTAAAGCATCGTTTCCGTTTGCCATCGAATGCAAATCTCATGCAAGCTTTTCTGTTTATAAACACTACGAACAAGCCAGATCCCACATTGAAGGACCTGAGTTTGCTATGCTCGTTATCAAACAAAATAGATCCGAGCCGCTTGTACTGCTCTCACTAAACGACTTCATGGAGATATATGGAAGTAAAAAAAGTAATCAAAACCCCAAAGGGTGAATTCACATTTGAAGGGAATCTTTCTCAAGAGGAACTGGACGTAATCGTTACAGTCGGCATTGGCTATCTTCTTGAGAAAGGTGCTCTACCATTATTGACAGAGATCGATGAGAATCTGGACGTAAGTGCTCTATCGGGGCTACAATGAAACTACATCTCATTAAAGATGATTGGTATTCATATGGGGCTATTTGGGGTTCAAATGACGACCTTTATACTTGGTCTTCTTGGGAAGTTCCTTACGAAGAGTTTCTTACAGCCCACATCTACGACAATCTCATGCAGGAAGGTAATGACTACATAGCAAGCATATATGAGCGTGATCGAGAGAATCCTAGTTATACCTGACACTCAGGTTAAGCCGGGGGTCCCTTTAGATCATTTTAATTGGATAGGGAATTATATTGCCGCTAAGCAACCTGAAGTCATTGTCCATATCGGGGACTTTGCAGACATGCCAAGCTTATCTTCGTATGATCAGGGTAAGAAGTCATTCGAAGGTAGACGATATGTTAAGGATGTTGAGAGCGTCATCAAAGCACAGGAGATCTTGTTTGACCCAATACATCGACTCAACCGAGATCGAAAAGCCTCTCGTAAGGCTTTGTATCGTCCTAAACTTGTGCTTACCCTCGGAAACCATGAGCAACGAATTAACCGGGCTGTGGACGACGATCCTAAACTTGAAGGCGTCATCTCTATCAACGACCTTCAGTATCACCGTTTCGGATGGGAAGTCTTCCCATATCTGGAGGTCACTATCATCGGAGGAGTTGCCTTCTCTCACTACTTCACAAGCGGGCTGCTTGGGAGACCTGTTACAACCCCCCAAGCCCTCCTAGCCAAAAAACACATGTCCTGCGTAATGGGACATGTGCAAGTTGATGGAATAGCTTCTCAATATCGTGCGGACGGTAAACGAATCACAGGCATCTTTGCGGGATCTTGTTACCTTCACGACGAAGAGTATCTTAACCCACAAGGAAATAAGACATGGAAGGGTATCTGGATGCTCCACGACGTAGATGATGGAGAGTTCGATATCATGCCTGTATCACTTAACTATCTGAAAAAGAAATATGCCTCTTAAGAACATCTTTATGAATAAACCGGGTTCTTTTGTTTATGACGACTATGAGCTTGTCGAAAAGCTTGATCTATGTGATCCTTATATGGGGCTTTCTAGTATCACCCCTGCCTTATCATTCGACTGGAACGAATATCATGAATCCAGCGACAGCAGTTAGACTGTTTAAGGTCTTAGCTATGGCGGTTGCCATTGCCGCACCCGCAGAGGGCTTAAGGCAGGCAGCTTACCGGGATTCTGGGGGTATTATAACTACGTGTTATGGGTCCACTTCAAATGTACGAGAGGATGTAGTATACTCCATAGAGGAGTGCCACAACAGGCTTAGCCAAGACATGCTGAAAGCCATACACATTGTAGAGAAGTGTGTGCCCGGTCTACCAGATCATATGCTTGCAGCTTGGGCAGATGCGGTATTTAATATAGGTGAGCGCATAGTATGTGACACAAATACTAGCACAGCAGCTCGACTGCTCAAAGCAAATAAATTGACCGAGGCTTGTAACGAGCTTCCTAAATGGAACAAGGCCAGAGTTGGCGGATTTCTAGTAGAACTTCCGGGCCTGACAAAGAGACGAGAACGGGAGAGAGACTTATGTTTGTCTGGAAATACGTAGCAGCTGGACTATTGATTCTGTGGTTGGGAGCACTGGCTTTGTTGGGGTTTGGTTACGTTTACTACGAAGGTCAATTACTTGTAGCTGAACAAGCCCATCAAAAAACAAAAACTGAGCTTGCTGACCTAAATCTGGAGCTGCAAAAAGCTATAACTCATGCTCTAGAAGAAAGCTTACGACAAAATGAAGTAGTGATAAATGTTCAGAGAGAACTCGAAAATGCTAAATCAGAAATCAACGCTAAAGATGCTACTATTTCTAAGCTCAATGCTCGTGGGGTGCGCGACAACCTCCGTACCCACGCCGCCGCCCAAGTTGCCGCCTCCACCAGTGACACTGCAATCGTCGAGCTTGCCGAGGTGGCAGCCGAAGGCGCAGAACTTCTTGCGGAAAGTGGAGAATTACTTAGACAGTGTGCAAAAGATCACGACACGAGAGCAGCCGAAGTAGAGGCTTTAGTTAAAGCATGGCCTGTAAATGGAGAACAAATGACATTGAATGATATTAAGAAAGCTCTCGTCAAGATGGACGAAGTTACTTTGCTGGAAATTTTGGATATATCCTCAGAGGATCTTGTCGAGCGTTTTGGGGATTTTATTGAAATCAAGGCGGATCTTTTAGAAGAGGATCTGGAGTCTGACATGGAGTTTTATGACGGACAAGAAGATACAGAAGAGGCATAAAGACCAAGAAAAGCAGCATCACAGAGATGCTGTCAAAGGTCATCGCACTCGTAAACACTTCATTAACTCAGTGAGGGATGAAGAGGCTGATAAGGAAATCATCGAGGAAACTATAATTGGAACAGAAACGATTCAAGACCACCTTCTCTGAGAATATATTCAGGCAAAAATACGCAAATGGACCAAACGATACATGGGATGCCCTTTCAGACAGAGTGGTTGAGGATGTCTGTGGAACTCGATGGGGCACAACTAACAAACTCATGTCTGATGGAGACCGTATCCAGCTTAGTCAGTATATTAAGGAGCAGAAATTTATACCCGGTGGGCGTTATCTTTATTACGCCGGACGTGTTGCGAAATATTTCAACAATTGCTATCTCTTACGTGCCGAGGAAGATACTAGAGAGGAATGGGCAAACATAATGTGGAGGGCAACCTCCTGTTTGATGACTGGAGGTGGGATTGGTATTGACTACTCAAGATTACGAGCTTCTGGAAAGTCGTTGTCGAGAACTGGAGGAATTGCTTCGGGTCCAATCCCTCTCATGTTTGCGGTCAACGAAATCGGACGTAATGTTATGCAAGGAGGAAGCAGACGCTCTGCTATTTATGGCTCGCTTAATTGGAGACATGAAGATATACCTCTTTTCCTTAAAGCAAAGAACTGGCAAGACCAAACCATACTGCAAGGTGTTACCCATTGGGACGCAAAGCAAGTAAACTTTAATCACAATGCCACGCTGGATATGACGAATATCTCAGTGAACTACGACAGTACTATGTCGCAAATAGCCGGTTGCTTTGGTGACGATTCTCTCGCACTGAAAAATAGCTATGTCTTTTTAGAAAACTGCCAACAAGCGATGATGACCGGGGAGCCGGGGTTCAGCTTTAACTTTGGAGACAAGGAAAATGAGACGCTTCGTAACGCTTGCACAGAAGTTACGTCTGAAGATGATTCTGACGTTTGCAATCTTGGGAGTATCAATGTCGGCAATATTGGCTCTCTGGAAGAACTTAGGGCTGTTGTCGGACTCGCAGCAAAGTTTCTGGTCTGCGGGACAATACGCGCGGACCTTCCTTACGATAAAGTCTACAAAGTTAGGGAAAAAAACCGTCGCCTCGGTCTTGGGTTGATGGGAATACATGAGTGGTTACTTAAGAGAGGTCTTAAATATGAAGTGGGTCAAGAACTACACCATTGGCTCGCAGCCTATCGAGATGAGTCGGAGCGAGGCGCTAATGAGCATTGCGACAGGCTGTTCGTATCTCGGCCTATGGCTTATCGTGCTATCGCTCCTACTGGCAGTATTGGTATCCTTGCAGCCACTACTACTGGCATTGAGCCACTATATGCTGTGGCTTATAAGCGTAGGTATCTTACTGATGGTACTAGGTGGAAGTATGAATATGTGGTGGATTCTACAGCCGATTTTCTCATCAAAGAATACGGAATCAACCCAGACAAAATCGAAACCGCATCAGACCTAGCGAGTGATTATGAGCGAAGAATTAGATTCCAAGCGGACGTACAGGATTACGTTGACATGTCAATCTCAAGCACCATTAACTTACCTGCTTGGGGCACAAAAGAAAATAACGAGGACAAGATTGAGCAATTTGCACTGGTTCTTGGAAGATATGCTCCACGACTGCGCGGTTTCACGTGCTATCCAGATGGAAGTAGAGGAGGTCAGCCAATAACAAAGGTAGACTATGAAGAAGCAATCAAGCACAAAGGAACAGTCTTTGCCGAGAACGACATATGCGACATTACCGGAAAAGGAGGAACGTGTGGAGTGTGACCATAGGTGGGAAGAGTGCGGATTCTTTTATCGATGTTACAAGTGTGGTCAAGTTGAGTACGTAGACTGATGTTCAAGTGCCTCATCTCTACAGCATCGGCAGGTTGGTGTAGGTCAGCATTCCCATACAGCCTGTTTAACTTAGTACGCTACTTCCATTCTAAACGGATTTGGCCGGAAGAAGACTTCCAAGTTCTAGACTTTAACATTTATGAGGGGTCTTGGATCTCTCACCAACGAGAGAAGACTATTTTAGATGCTCTTAAAGAAGATTGGTCCCACGTACTCTTCATCGACGACGACATGGGGTTCAACCCAGATACTCTTCATCGTCTCGCCGGGCGTCGGGTGCCCTTGGTGGGTTGTAACTACAGAAAGCGGAGACCTCCTGCCGAATTCCTTGCCAAACGAAACGGGAAGATTATCGAAACAACAGACGAAACTTCCGGACTAGAGCCGGTAGACTTTATGGGGTTTGGTTTCTTCTTGGCGGAGATGAATGTCTTCAGAAATATCCCGCAACCTTGGTTTGACTCTCAATGGCAGGGTGGTGGTGACTACTCTACTGAGGATGCTTACTTTATGACTAAGGCTAGGGATCATGGTTACGAAGTTCTTCTAGACCACGACACCAGTAAGCTCATCTGGCATAACGGGAATGTAGCTTACACCTATAAAGACGACTTCACGAATATAAATAAAATATTCAAGACTGCATAAAAGAAAAGGCCCCGAAAGGGGCCTTTTTTATTCCAGTTCTCGTATATGTTTTATCATCCCTATGGGGATTTGTAATCGACAGTTAGTGTTAAATTCTCCATCACATATAGTTGATGCCACGATTATGTGGTTATCTCCTACATGAGTAAGAAATCCTACAGTCAAGACCAACTCGTCTTTGGCTGGCTTCACTCCCTCCCATCCGGTATCCGCCGCCGCGTCGTCCCATACAACCTCCACCATCCCAAAAGGAACAGGGCCGCTAAGAAAAGAAACGTCAATTAGTTTGGGCTTGTCCATCAATAAACCTCCGAAGTTCTGTCATCCGTTTCATAAACGACTTCTCGTTAGTTTTCTTATAATGGGCAAGCCTATTTTGTAGATAGGTTACGTGGTTTGTGGAGTTCTTGAGAAAAGATTCGGCAAGCTTGGGTCCGTGGCATACTGTAGTGTCTAACATACAGGCGGCTAACGGAAGGCCAAGATCATCCCACTCATCTTTCCAATACATGTCGTAATACATTTGAACTGCCTGTTGAGGCTTTAAGTCGGCTATGTATTCGTGCTCTAACACAAAAGGGATTATTTGGTGGTATAAACTCATTGTTTTAGTCTGGTTATAAATGCATCCACAGCCGGCTTAGATTTGTTGTTTGCTGCTTCGGCTAGTCTGTCTAGGTAAGTTCTATGGCGGTTCTTCCAATCTCTATCTAGCTGAGCTTGGGCCGCTAGAGTATCTGGATCACCTCCCCATTCTATATATCTGGTAATCAATTTTGCAGAGTATTCCGGGCTGTTTAGGATGATGTTTCCTCGGAAAGTATCGGCAATCTTTTGTCGTTGTTGGTCAGCAAAGGTGTTCTTCTTCTTTGCTTGAAAATCCTTCTCTCTATACAAAGCTTCGTCCGTGCTACGGAATCCAAACATACGCTTGTTAGAATCTGACTTTGTTCTTGGATACTGTCCACCACCCCTAGCAGGGTCTTTTGTAGATTGTACGTAAGCGCCGTCTTTCATTCCGGGCATAAATTCCTCATAAATACCACGAAGCGCGGGCGGTGTGACGTTATATCCTGCCGCAAGAGCGTCCGATTTATCACCCCCAGATGTAAGGTACTTACCAACTTCCAAAATACCGGATGCTACGTCCCAACCAACATTTACGTATGGGAACAAGTCTCTAAAAGTCTCTACTGGATTTAGTGGGTCTACTGGTAGAATGTCCGCTTGGCTAAATCGAGTGTATATGTTATAACCAGACAGTGAGGATACTGGACCGACAGATACCAACTCTGGAGTTTGCAGTATTAGCCCCTTTAAGGAAAACTCCTCTACTTTTCTCGGCAGTGGTCGAAACTCTCTGACCATCGCCTTTGCCAGATCTATTAGTTTATCAGCTTCGTCAATACCGATAAAGCCAACCAATCCTCCCATAGCATACGTAGTTGCCAAGAAATAGAACAGGGGCATTGGATTACCATTTTGAGCCTTCAAGACATTTGAGTATAGCTGAGAATAATAGTTGAATTTGAATCCAGTAAAAGTATTAAGGGCATGGCCCGTAAGACCCATGTAGTCAAATATAGCAGCACGCTCCTGTGGTCGGTAATCAACCATAGTATAGTTCGTGGCTTCCTCCGCCTTTCTAAGTAGCGCCAACCTACCATCTGCTGTATCTGCAAATTTACCTGACTGGCTTAGATGTGATACAAAGCTTGCAAATGCCGCCGTTCTTGCCAACTTCTCGGTAAGTACGACGTTAAAGGAAGAATATTTAGTGACATCCGATGCTATTTTGGGCATCTTCAAATCCATGATGTCTGTCGTAGGATTGATGTCTATCATCCCGTTAGCTTCCATATACGCAAACATATCTTTTGCCAACGGATTTGCGTTGTCCCAAACAAAACTTTGTTTGGTAAAAGCAGCTTCGCCTTCTATTAGACCTGCTTGGGCAAGAAAAGCAAACGTGTCTTGTTGTGTTTTTACTGGATTATGAGAATATCCGTTAAAAGACAAGTCATTGTGTTTTGCAGCAGTAAATATAGGCTGCATCATTTGGGCCAAACTAAAAGGAAGGTTTCCCATACCTAGAGTATGGGCATAAAAACCACCCTTAGACATTCCAAGAGAAGACTCTAGTGTTTTTGTGCTGGTCCCTAATGCATAAGCAAGTCCATTTTCCATTGTGCTAAAGAAGTCTTTTGACCCCAAACCTGCATGACGGCGAGCATAAACAGTAGCCCATTTAGCAACATTAGGGTGTCCCTTTGTAAACTCCTCGTCTGACAAAAGCTTTCGTGCATCTGTCATAGACCTTTGGTACGAAGCCCACATATATGCATTCCGCATATACTCAATCTGCTGAATGAACATATCCCGAGCATCAGAGGCACTGTCTCCAACCAGCCTACGAGCAATGAATGAGTTGTCATCATTAGCCCAAGGACGATTGCCTCTCCAACCCTGAGTTCCACTCTTCTTCATGAAGTGCTTTTCTTGCTGACCAATATCGACAGTACGAAGAGCAGCCTCCTCTTTCAAGGCTTCCCTGATTTCCTTTGCTGCGATACTATCGCTGTCCAATAAAGACAAGATATCCGCGTACATCGAACGGAAAGGTGAACTATCTCCTTTACCACCAACATAGCGGATTTGGTCTACTATATACTTGTTCTCGTCTATAAGACCTTTCTGCTTGAGGTACTTTAAAGCGTGATTAGCTGCATACCTATTGTTCTCTTTAATATAGGTTACGACTTTTCCACGTTGAGGTCTGCCTTTCTCGTCAAATACACGCTCATAGATTCCGATAGTCCAAGGCCCATTCCAGCGGTGTGAAATATAGGCTTGTTCGTAAGGAATCTCAGGAAGCTGTAGTTTTTTACGTTCTTCATTTTGCATGGTCCACGTATCGTCTAAAGCCTTCCTGAAAGGTTCATAGACTTCGACGATCTGTTGTGGTACTCCAGCTCTAGTAAGCTCCTCACTAGAGAACCTACTCTTACGCTTTGACTCCTCTACAAAGATCTTTTGCATAATCTTCACAGCTTTGTCGTTACGCAGGAAAGGCTTTAGTTGCTCTTCCAGAGGGCGGACGACTTCACGGTTATAATATTGTCCTTTCTTCCACCCTGAGTCCATTAGTTTATGGAACCAGAGTACAATAGGATTGCCGTTATTGTGTTCAGCTACAGCAAGAGCACCGGGAGCAAACGAAGAGGTCTTTCCTATGTCAGGATGAGCCTTTAGCTCCTCTAGTTTGGCAGGAGTAAGTGGCTCTGCTTCAGGGATTAACTGAACTCCCTTAATGCCTGCTTTCTCAAATACAGATTGTTTCTTGTCTATGTCAAGCTTTGGCTTGATAGATTCCAGCTCAGCACGCTCTCGATTGACTTCAGCAATAAAGTCATCGGAGCTTTTACGCCAGCTACGGGTAAGGCTTAGAAACTTTTGCTTGGCCTTATACGGGTCCCAAGTTCCCTTAGCCCCACCACGTTGTGATTTAAGCACGCCTTGTGGGGGAGTTTCTCCATAAGTCCTGAAAATCCTTTCCGGAAACTTAAGAATATATTCCCCATCTTCCGATTTAATAGCGGAGAACTTTTGAGTATTCCAACGGGTAGGTTCTCCCTTCTCCAGAATAATACGAACTGGGTATTTATCTACACCAAGTTCCTTAAAGATATCCCCACGGTGTCTCCCTTCGTGGCCAAAGACCTCAACCCTGCTAGGATTGTTAGGATCTACGCCCACCATAAGATATGGGATGTCCGCTAGTCCGCGGCTTGAGTTAATACCTGTGCGAATCTCTGCTCGTTTTTGGTCAAGAGTACCTGTCTTGTCTCCAGCCGTATTCATATAATGAGCTGGACGTTTAATGGACAGTTTATGAAAATCGTCAGCACTCAACCAAACAAGTGTTTCTCTTGAGTTTGGGTTACGTGCGTTTCTTTCCGCAACCTCCATTTCCCAAACATCAAACGTACCTCTGAATCTATTCCAAGTAGCCTCATCTCCTAATTTCCTGAGCATGTCAGCTACCTTTCCTATACCCAATAGGTCAGGATGAATTGCTCCACTTTGTTTGGTTAAAGCAGCAACTCTCTTAACAGACTCGTTATAGTCTTTTACGCTAGTTGGCGTATCTCCAAGCTCAGCGCGCTCTTTTTGTAGCTGATCAAGTTTTCCATATTCAGAGTCTAAAAGCTTATTCTCTAAACCTACATTTTCTGAAGTTCTTCCTGCCTTCCACGACTCGGCAAAATCTTCGATGTTTTCGATACGCCCATACTGATCCGTTATACGAGATTCGGCACCTTCGATAGAAGTACGCAGTGGGGACTGTACATCGGCGTCAAACAAACCCAACTGACCGTCAATCCCTGTTTCCATATTCTGTTCAAGTCGAGTAACTTCCCCGCCAATATCAAAGGGATTTACTCTACCTGTCGTATCTACAATAGGAGGCTCTAGCGGAAGATCTAGTTGACGTTGCGGAATAGGTTGCGGAGCAGAAGGCTCTGGTTCTGGGGGTTGTCTAATATTTTCTAAATTCTTACCTACTTGCTTTGGATCTACATCTATCTTAGATTTTGATTTTTTACTGTGATCTGCAAGAATATAAGAAGGTACAATATCTACTACTCGTTGAATCCAATATTCTTGAGAAGTTGGTGTAAATTGTTCCTGCGCCTTTTCGTACTCAGACAGAATTTGACGAGCAATTTCATCAGCAGCAACTCCACTAACCAAATTGGTAATGACGGAAACAACTGGTTTTAGTAGAGGAATGGCTGCCATTGCTCCCATACCGCCAATTTGAACTTGGGCGACAGTAGTTGCTTTTTCAGGAGAAACTCCCTCATCCATAAGTCTCTTTTGAAGCATTGTGGAGCCGCCTAAAATACCCGGCACTGCTGTCATAGGACCACCGCCAATAACAGGCAAAACTGCGGCCGTGGACTCTAAAGCTTGCCCAGCAAATGACTTCGGAGGAGACCAAGCCTTTTCAATCATTGTTTGGCTTAACTTTAACTCTTGCTCTGCTTTATTACGAAGTTCATCGGCACGCTCTTGATTGCCAAACAGCTTATTTGAAGTTGCTTGTAACTGCCTACCCCCATAAACAATAGAAGCTAATCCACTTGCTAAACCTCTAGGTACAGCTCTACCCATACCTTCATACCAAGGTGTTTCTGGAGGACGTTGCTTATGGAATTCGTTAGCCCATGCCCAAGCAGTTTGCTCGTCAGGGGCATCGACGTCGTATTCCTTACCCTCAACTGTAACTACGAAAGGTTTCATCGTGGCCTAACTGCTCCCGGAGGCATTGGTGGGACTCCACCCGGCTGCTGTTGTTGTGGATAAGGCAGGTTTGGATTGGCAGGGGGATGTACCTGTACACCGCCACCTTGAGCTGTCCTACCAGTATCTATAGTGCCCGCTCTCCGAGCATCTTCTCTGAGTTTAATTGCAGCTTGGTTTTGTTCTGCAAACTTATTAGCCATTTCTTCGTATTTCTGGGCGGTTGCTATGTCACCGGCTTCTCTAGCAGCTTCGGCTGCGTACATCATTTCAACAGCAGCTTTTTCAAAGTCTTGTTTATTGGCGTATCTCTGTGCGCTTGCAACCTTTACTTGAGCCACCCTCATAGCCCTATCTGTACGCTCCTTTTCAACTGCTAGTCGAGTTTGTCTATCTGCTTCAATTCTAGTAGCTTGCTCTCTTCCTTTGCGTGAATTATTGTACAGTCCGTCCTGAAGTGCTTTCCACTGTTCTGGAGATCTGCTGGCAGCTAAGATGTTGTTCATAAAAATCTCGGGCAGTTGTAACTCTGTTCCAAGCTTTAAAAGCTTCTCTTCCATTCCTTGAGAGTAAGGCATGTTCATGATAGTATCTTCAAAGGCTTCTCGAAGTTTGTCAAAGAGTTCTGTCTTCTTCTTTTGATCTTCTACGGAGATGCGCTTTGCGGCTCCTTGAACACCACCAGTCGCTTCAAATATGTTTCCAGTGCGTTGTTTATCTAGAACTTGCTCTCTGGTTAAATCAGTTCCAACTCTGCGAGAATTTATATCGACACGTTTTCCTTCCATTTCTAAAGGGTGCATTTCGGATTTACGCCTGTTTTCTGCTTCGGCCATTAGATTAGCAAGTAGGGTCTTTTGTAGGTCTGCTTTCTGCTGTTGCTGTTGAGCATGCATAAGCTGCCCAAGGACAAAAGACCCCTGCCCTGCTCCTGCGACATTTAGCAGATCGTTTACGTTACCTTGGAAGAAAGGGAAACTCATGGATTGCCTCCAAAGTTAAGTCCGCTCAGCCAGTCCCACGCTTCTCTTGCCACACCGCCTATTTGTTGGACTTGATTCCACAGATCAGTTATAGTCCCTCCTACGTTTGTACCGCCTTGTTGGCCTTGTCCATACGTCAATGGGGTATACCACTGGGAAGCGTTTGTTTCGGACTGTAGGGCCTTTCCTACGGCATCTAGGGCCACAGCAGAGGCATTCCTACCAAGAGCGGAATCTCTAGATAATCCAGTTCTATAATTACTTAAACCTTGCATCATTTTATCCTGAAGCACTACAGAGCGATTGGTGTCGTTGCTTAGATTTCCTGCTCTTGAGTCAGTACGCAAGGCTTGGTTTTGTACTATACGATTTAGAGCTGAGCCTTCCGGACCTTCCAACCAACCCGAGGGATTGGTGTAGGTGTTCATAAGCATTTCTTCAAAGTCACCAGATCTTCCAAAAATTTTATTTGCCCAACGAAACATCTCATCTGCATTTTCTTCTTGACGATTACCTTTGTTATAGGCGTCGTATGTACGTATAAGCCAATCAAGTAGACTTACAGCAGATGTGTTGTTATTGTTTCCGGGTTGACTTGGGGGTGTTCCCGGAGGGGCTGGAGGACCCGTAAAATCAGGAGATCCGGGAACACCAGATCCCGGTACATTTGGTAAATTAGATCCCGGCGTTCCGGGAGGGGCTGGGTATTGTGGTAATGGGAGACCTTCCCCACCACCCGGAGTATTCAGTGGATTACCTCCTGGCATTTGCGTACCGGGTGGAAATGTGTTTACATTGTTTGGAGCAACTGGAAGGGCTGTAGTATTGTCTAATCCATAACCCGGAGGAATTTGAGCACCCGGAAATCCAGCTTCCGGAATACCAAACCAGTTAGCTTCAGTTAGAGGTAAGGACCCAATAGAAAACGCAGGGGCAAATGAATTTACTCCCGCCAACACTCCTGGACCAGTCAATCCAGCCGGACCCAAAGTGCTCCCCGGAGCCACCAAAGAAGAACCCTCTAGAAGTGCAGTAGATCCCATAGACTCTGGTACACCTAATCCAACAGTTGCCTTTGTTCCGGGACCCAACAAACTATTTCCTGCTGATAAATCATAAAGAGGATTTGGCGTGGTGGCCGCAGCGCCACCACCAGCAGTAAGATCCCCTAAAACACTACCACTTGCAACACCTTCCACAGGAAGTGCTCCACCTGCTCCAGCGGGTAGTACTCCAAGATACTGAAGTGCTCCAACACCAAACATTGCAATCACAGGTAGGGCAGGACCCCACTGCCTCATGAAGTCGTTAGTATCCCAAGGGACAGTCCCAACAGCAGCGGAGGTAAATCCACCACTTTCAGTTGGAGACATGAGATACATAGTTGCTTCTTTATCTCCAGTTTTTGTACGGACTAGAAAAGAGCCATCTTCGTTTGCCTGATCAATTCTGAAGTTACTAGAATTGCTCCAGTTCTCAGCCAGCCAAGGGTCCTTTTCTCGCAGTTCGTTTGATAAACCCCAACGCTCTTCTCTTACGATAGGTTCGGAGCCATCGTAATAAAGAGGATCTACAAAACCCCCTCCCTCCGCGTTCCTCATAACTTCCCCAAGACTGAAGGGATTGTAGGCAAAGTTTTGTGGCATTGACATAAATTAGTTCCTTAAATAAAACCCAGAGATTATGACCTCTGTGGGACTTGCTGACTGTGCGGTTAGGAGAGTTATCCTTCCGCCGTCGTCCGGACTAGCGGTTACTGCTGGATATTCATCATTTAGAGCAAGACGAGTGGTTACGTCTACCACAGGATTTAGAGACTGCGGGAACTCATCAGTGGTTGGAATATATGGTTTTACTGGTATATCTATGGTAGACTCCGCACCCCATCCAAAGGCAATCTGACTTTCTATGTGAAGCATAACAAAAACTAATGGGCCATACAATACGTAATAACCATTAGAAGTTACGCCATCATCAAATCCAGCCAAAGTAGGAACAAATAACTTGGTTGCAGTGTTTTGGGTAAGAATGTCCCAATTAGCCTGTTCTTCGCTTTTGACTGGTTTGAATTGAAAAGATCGGATCATTTTGTCCTGAGATTGTATCTTACTTCTAAAGAGTGGTGTTCTATGTTACTATCTCCACTCCACTGTACGTCGAAAGCAAATCGTTTTGCTTGTCCCATGTTGTACCATCGAGTAGCTTGTACGACACTTGGGTCTGTTGGAGTCTTTTCGTAATAATCGCTCCAATTGTCGTAATCTGGATATTTAGTCCACGCCAGCTTTATAGTGTTATCACCATAATCACCAATAGCTGTTATGCTCTTTATATGTTTCCATTTGTTAGATTCTAGATCTTGTACGTCTGTTATATACTGAGCAAATTGGCAGAAATTGTTTTGATCTTTGTTTAAGTAAAAAACATCTAGAAATACAGCAGAAATGATGTAAGCATCTATATCTATACTTGTATCGTTTGCTATTACTAGAACAGCATTTATGGATACGGTAGCGGAAATTGTGTCTTGCAGTACGGCGTCTACAGACAATGTAGCGGTGTTTGTTGCCGCCAGTGTAGTTTGAGTAAAATTGTCAAACAAACAACCACGCCCAAAAGCAGAAATGTCTGAGTAGTTACCTATTCCAATCTTCGATGCTGTATTATAGGTAGAATCAGTTACGTCTATTACAAGCGACGTATTGATGTATACTTTATGTGAGTCGCCAGTTACTACCAGTTCGTAGCTATTATTAGTTCCTGCTGTTACGCTGGAGTTTCCCAGTACAGTACCATTTTTTAAAAGCTGTACAGTACCGCCTCTAAATACAATTAAAGCATAGTTTGCTGTTGTGTAGTTGGCGTTTGCAGGAGTGGGCGGGTGTCTATAAAATACCCACCCAGCTATATTATCTACTGTTTGACTTGAGTAGACCTCTAAATCAAACGAAAGTTCAAAATTAGCACTTTCCTCGGAATCTGTAAAGTATGCAGCATAGTATTGATTTGCAGATGCCGCAACAAACTGAAGTCTTCCAGAACTAATAGATGGAGTTCCGGGTTCTGCAACACCAACGCTGTTTTCAAACGATGGAACCCCGCCACTGAAATCTTCTGTCCAAGTTGCCATCAGTCAGTCTTTATGTTAAACTCTACTTCTATTGCATTATGCTCTATGTTTGAGTTTCCTTGGAATACGACATCAAAGGCAAACCTACGGGCATGTCCCAAATTATAGAATCTAGTTGCTTGGTCTGTACCGGGATCTGTTGGAGTACGCTCGTAGTAACTACTCCAAACAGAATAATCAGGTGTTTTAGTCCAAGCTAGACTAATTGAATTATCCCCATAATTACCAATCATATCTATGGACTTAATGTGTTTCCAATTCTGTGCTTCAAGGTCTTGCAGTCCAGTTATATACTGAGCAAATTGGCAGAAATTATTTTGGTCTTTGTTTACGTAATAGATTTGAAACTGATCTTCTTCAAGCAAAACAGCATCAATTTCTTGAAATAGACCTCTTATTATGTGGGCATCTATATCAAAAAAAGCTGTTGGGGGGCCATCTACTAAATGTGCGTCTATATTGACAGTACTATTACAATCTAAAAATACGCCACTTCTATTAGATCCAAATTCTATTAGAACAGCGGAGTCTACGCCGTCATCCGCTACATCTGCTATCGCCAGTACAAAATCGTATTGCTGACCTGCTACAATTGGAACTTCTAGAGTTTGTAATGGAACTGTAAAACCGTCAAAATATATCTCTGGATATGTAGAGGGAAGTCCATAAACATCGTCGTAATCGTTATCTACATACAACGATGAGTTTGTAGTATCGTTTACATTATCTATATTTACGGGTAAATTTCCTGGGAGGACGGCAATATTTGTCCACGTTCCTCCATTTACCCTATAAAACATTCCAAAAAGATCTCTATATTCAGTACCTACAAACTCCTTATATTCTTCCGAAGCAAATATGTAAGTCCACTGAAGAGTACCTGAATAGTCAAATACTACACTAAACTTTAATCTAGCCAAGTCCCATTGAGTAGCAGATTCTAATGTGGCTAACAGTGGATCCTGAGTAGTAGTTCCATGTGCAGTAGTTTGAGTACCACCTTCATTTGATTCGATGTAAGCGTCGTTGGCTGTTCCAGTGGATAGAACAACTGCACCAGCACCTTGTAGGCCATATCCCGGATCAAATGAACCACTACCTCCTATATACTGTTCATTTCCAGAAGGATCAGGATAGTTGTGTAATTCAGCAGAAATTAAAGTATAGGCATCATCAACAAGCCAAATAATATTTTTAGCGAGATGCTCGGCAAACGTCCCACTTGGAACGTAATCTTCTGGAGCACGTTTACAAGGCATGTTATACTGTCAAATGGGCGTCTATACTTACAGTTTTAGAGTATTTTAAATGAGCGTCTATGTTGAGAACTCTCACAAAATCATACTCATAGTAGAAAGTAGTACCGCCTGGAATTATTACAGAAAACTGAGCATTTGACGCAACATTCAATCTTGGACCATCCAAGAAAAATGGTTTTCCAGACAATAGGTTTCCTATACCAACATCGGAGGCTACAAATCCAGCTTCGTTGGAATTGACCCATTCCCACCACACCATATCTCTTTCGTTGAATACGAATACGTGATCTAGGTACCCGGTAGTCTGGTTACGAAACTGAACCACCAGCATGTTGTTGCCCATAACGTCAGCAAAACCTAACTCAATGGCTGACGGAGAGATATCTTTTACAACGCCACCTTGATCACTCAATAGCCTATCTATATAGTCATCGCTTATCTTGATAGCTTGGAAGTTTCTGATTACGTAAATTGCGTTTCCGCCGTTTTCAGAAGAAGCTACAAAATAAATGTCGTCTCCTAATGCAGCGGAGACCAGCCCAAAATTAAAGGTTAGGTTTTGTGCAGCGCCTAGCCTAAGAGTGTAGTTGTCCTGTCTTTGGAAAGGGGAACCCAATTCGTTACCTGAATTATAAAAAAACTCAACACTGTGAGTTCCTATTACGCAAATAAAGTTCCTATGTTTTTGGATATCTACTACATCGTCAGGGTCTATTTCAGGTACAAAGTAATCAGTGGAGGTGTAGAATACGTTAGGTTGACCTGCATTTGACACGTATATTCTATTAGTACCTCCGTTTTGGGACTTTGTTGCTACAATGTGATACCCGTCAATCATCAAATCCCGTACCAGCGCGTAGGTGTCAATTGGCGCTCCGGGGCCAGCTAGGGCATTATCCCCAACTTCAAAAGTGTCTGTTGTCTTGTTATACGTGTACGAATATACAAATTGATTGGAATCTTTAATCACTAATCCGGTAATAATTACATCACCGTTTCCTGCGTAATCTACTATTTTTTGACAAGAGAGAAATTTATACCCAGTGGCAGTATGTTTCAGCGAAACTGACTGCCCTAGTTCTTTAAAGTAAATCCTGTTTTTATATACGAACAGGTTAGTCTGGTAATCATATGCAGTTACTCCCGGATCATTGTCTGGGAAGATCCAGATTACACTCTCTAATCTTGGGGCTTTTGTCAGGGTTACGACAGGTTCCTGAGTCTTGGATTCCCTGATTGTGGGATAGCAATTTACGTACCGCAGCCCTGCTCTATTAGTATAGGGGGCTGTTACGGCAGTTAAAGACTGATTACCCCTCGGAGGTATCCGAAAAAAACTATGGGTGTCTGACTCAGGTGTTTTAGTAAACGCCATTTACCACTTCAACATGGGTTGTATATAAATAGACCCTTCTTCTTGGTCAAAGGAAAGTGCAAGCTCTAGAATCTCGTCTGCTTCCTTTTTTAAAATCATTCGATCGTTTGGAGCTAAACCGTAATTTGGAGCAAGTCTTACTGCAAGCTGATAAATAAGAGCTTCGTGCCACTCAATCGGGAAGTCAGGCTCGTCGGTCGAGGTGTCTAGATCCTGTATCTGCCTGCGGAACGTCGTTTCAAGAGTGCCATTAGCATCCCAATAAGTATCTGGAGGTTGCCAAAGGTATATCTTTCCTACGTAAGCTTCCGGCTTATAATAGAACATTGTTGGAGTTCCAGTCTGTGTCTTTGTAGGCTGGTTCTCATATTCACTGTTTGAAATCTGTATTAAAGGCGTTTCAATACTTCCGTCACTACGAAGTGCATCCGTAATAGCCAAAGGTTTGTAGTCAATAACGTAAGTACCCGTAGGTCCAACTATAAGCTCAGGGGCATTTGCCCACTCACTTAGCGGAATGGAAATCTTATCTAATGTCCAAACACTCATCCCATAAGATGAAAACGCCTTGACCATTGGATTCAATACATTTGATCCAATAGTAAGGCGGGTTGCATCAATCGTTTCTCCATCACCCAAAGCTCCGATTTTACGAAATGCTTCTGTGATGATAAAATCTCTATTAGTACTAAAGCCGTATGTTCCAGAAGTAGCCATTACAATTCCTGATTAAAGGTGCCTGACGGCGGTCCCGGAGACTCATATGAGTATGTTACAGTAACGTACTCATCTGCCAATTCAGGTCTAGTCCAAGGCAAGGTTTGGTCTTCTATTCGGCCTTTTAAGAAATCCATTGGGTGTCTTGTTTCCCAATCTCTATTGCAGACCATCAAGTTATCCCACCTCAACTTTAAATCTGAGGCTGCAAACTCAAACCCACACACATCGCATATTGCCCTGTATTTCATTTGTCTGCTTTTAGTTTAAGATCTTCTCTCATTTCTCTGCGAAAATCTCGAATTTCTTCTACAATCCTAGATTCGATGGCTTGCATTTCATTTCTAGGGACGTAATTTTTACCCACGTTCTCTTGTAATACTGCCAAATCCCTTCTTAGATTTTCGACAGCATTCCATAGGGTTTTAAGTAACCACCCCCCAACACCAAATAAAATATAGGACAACGCGCTTGCAATAGCCACCCAATCCATAGGTTTTCTCCTCAACCTACGGACGTAGGTTATCCTTGGTCATGATTATATCATTTCCGATAATGTAAGTTCGGACTCCATCAATTTCCATAACCAACCACTCGACTGGCTCTGCATCACCTGATTTCCATCTGATAGCCCGGCGTTTAAACATCTTTCCGTCGCCTAATAGTTTTCCAGTCAGGTGTCTGTTAGTACCCTCTATATGATCTTCTACTTCTTTTATTTCAAAAGGAACCATTAGGTTTCATCCCATGCCCAAGTAATCGTCTCAGAGGCGGTGGTTCCTGCTCCAGCCGTGTCAGCTACGGCAAGCATCATGACCACATAATTACCTTTGTCTCCGGTCGAGGTATATGGTCCTGCCCCCACCGTAAGAGGAGATCCCGATGTATATGAAAACAGTGCCGTATATCCAGATGTGCTCGTAGCCTCTGCTGGAGTTACATAAGATGCAGCAGTCTTAGCATATGGAGTAACTCCAGTACCAAGCCCATTTGCACCATCTGTGTATAGTTCAATGTTTGTAATCTCGGTATAAGTCCCACCAGAGACATAAAACCTAAGCCACTTTTCATACGAATAGTCTGTTCCAGAACCGGGAATGACCATTGGATCGGAGGTATCTACAGTAGCATTGTCTGCGTTTTTAAAGCGCACAGTGCCACTTGTCTTGTCTGTAGCGGTTTCTCCGGCTCCGTTTTTTTCTCTAATTTGTACTGTTGCTGCCATAATTTGTCCTTATTTCAAAGCTAAGAATTTGCCTACAGTTAGTAGATTTGCTTGTTGTAGTGCTGCGATTACCGCATCTTGGAGACCTAGCATAACCTGAGAAACAACTGCTTGGTTATCTGCTCCAGTTCCCTCTACAGTGAATACGTAGTCACCTTCAGTATCTAAATCACTGCCTGAGATTGTTACTGCATACCATCCAGCACCTCTATCTGTAACTGAAGGTGATAGTGGAGCAAATGCTCCTCCTGCCTTAGATGCATTAAATGATAGTGTGAGTCCAGATACGCCAGTTGTATGGTCTGAGTCAGAAACCATTCTGACCATAAACGTATAATCTTCGTTTAGAGGTACAGTTCGTATACCTCCCGTACCGCCACTACTTCCGCCTGAAGATAATATTGATCCGCTTACAGTAAAGTTAATTGTAGCGGTTTCTGTTATGGTTACATAACCATTCCAGATGGACGTATATGTATCAGAGAGTGTTCCAGACTCTAGGATTGTTCCTTTAGCTATCAGTACAGAAACATATGAATCTGATAGTGTAGCTGTTTCTAGTATAGTCCCGGCATATATTCCGGATCCACTTATTAGCTCACTTGCGTATGTATCTACTAAACTAGAACTTTCTACTATAGTACCTACGAATACAGCAACACTTCCGTATGTATCCGCTAAGGTAAAGTTTTCAGTTAAGGTACTATTAAATACTACAGAACTAACATAGGAATCAGTTAGCGATATTAGTTCTGAAATAGAACCAGTATATTCAGTTCCTCCGGCTTCAACCGGAACGCCCGCGCCGAATGCCCCGCGCGAGCCGAAACTGCCGCGCCCGCCGAACGCGGCCATTGCTTACGTCATCCGGCTGACGTGCCGGACGACT